AGGGTTTTCTTTTTTATAATCATCTTTAATTGAGTCCCAATAACTTCCTTCAGGTTTAATAATTTTATCATCAGGAATAACTATACCAGAACATTTAGAAACTAACAATTTGAAGTTAGGATTGTTGTTCAAAGTGGGGTTTTTATTGACTTTTCCACACATTTTCATCAACTCTAGCTGCTGTTTGAGTTCCATATTTTCTTGTTGAACAGCTTTAAATTCATCAGTGCAGGCTGAACCTAAATAGTGTCTCCAAGTTAAACGTAAGGACCTATCATCAGAAGGGCTATTATAATTATTATCAGGATTAAAGTGTCTATACCTAGACTCCGAGTCCCTTTGTTCGATTGATAAGCTAAGATCACCAGTGCTACAAGTATTAGTACCATTATTGAGATACTCATTTCTACTGTGTGCAGGTTTTATAAAACATAACAACACAAATAAAACAATTAATGCACCTGTAAAATAATAATTCATCCTGGCTATCTCCATAGGTCACCTTAATAATTTATTTCTCTGTTAAGATCTTTGATATCATAACTGTGTTCTCTAACTTGATCAGCTAATTGTCTGTATAAATTTTCTGCCATCTGCCATGTTGCTTCAGCAGAAGATAGTCTTGTATTGATATCTGTAATATTTTTTTCTAATACACCTACATCTCTTTCAAGATTAGTAAGTCTTAATTCGTTTTGATTAATAGTGTCAGTAAGATTTACAATATAACGAACACCAGTAAAAGTTCCGACTAGGACTGACGCCACAACCGGAACCATTACGATATTCTTTTTTAATAAATCTACTAAATTCATTACTTAACAATGTAAGCTATAATTAAAACTGCAACTACAAGACATTCAACCTTGTGGTCTGACCAGTAATGCATAGCTTTACTTTTCATTTTATTAATCATTTTTTTTCTCCTCAATTTCATAGAAGAACTTGTCGGTATCTTCTGTACGCCAAGCCCTGCTATCTTCTACATTCCATTCAGAAGTCTGCACTTTCCAGTCAGGAGTACTATCTTTCACCGTGAAAGAAGGTAGGTCCCATATACATCTATTGTTAGGTTGTGCTGCAAAATTGCCATCATCTAAGGCAATAATGTGAGCGCACTTATGTTCGTGCGGTATCTCTGAATGATCAGTGTCAAGTATATTACTGTCTGGATGTGCAAAGTCAACGGTAAATAAATATTTTCCTGCGTGCCATTTTTTATCTTTTCCGATATACTTACCGGCTTGTCCGTCTAAAATATCCCAACGATGGACAGAAGGATAATAAGAAAAACAATTCCAGAGCTGTAGTTCATCAAGTCGTCTTGTGGGCACTCCGGATGCATCAAATCCCTTTTGAATAAACGCGCTAATTGGTAAGCGATAAAATACTGCACCGTTTTCCATAATAGCATGAAATAATATAGCACGACCTGTAAGAGCGCTAAGACCAAACACAATGCAGTCTTCAACTTCTCCATGATGTTTTTTAAGGTCATATAAATACTCTCTTCTTATTTGTGCATAGGTTGCTGGTATGTTTGCATTCAAGTAAGCCATAATTTATCCTCATTTTATTGTACCCCAGTTTGGTCCAGATTCATAGTCCACTTTGTTAGGTACTTCTAGTTCTACTGCAGACTCCATAATATCTTTTATCTTATCTGCATTACCATCGACAGATATATCAAGTTCATCATGTACTTGTATATGCGGTACGATACCTTCTTTGTATAGATCAACCATAGCTTTTTTAGTCATGTCAGCTGCTGATCCTTGTATTAATTTATTCAATGCTTTGTATGTATAAGCACGCTTAATCCCTGGTCCATGTTCCGCGAGCGCATCTACATGATTCAATGCTTTATGTATTCCGAACTGGTTAGGCTCCCACAAATTAAATCTACATCTACGTCCAAGTAAAGTTCTAACTCGACCTTTGTCCTGGGCTCTACGCATGACACTTTCCATTAACATTTTAACAAAAGGGACTTTGTCATGGTACGTTCTAAATAGATCATCAGCATTTTCTTTTGATACACCTAGCTCTGCCTGTAATTTATTTTTACCCATACCATAAAACAAACCAAGATTAATTGTCTTAGCTTGTGATCTAGGTATGTTAGCCATATCAGCTACAATCTTATGAAAGTCTGTATCAGGTTCATCATTGTATGCATCAACAACTTCATTTACTTTATAAAGATCATCAAGACTTGCATAGTGTGTAACCAATCTAGGTTCTTGTTGTGAGTAGTCAAAGCAACCCCAGGTACAACCTTCTTCAGGAATAAACAATGATCTGATCCGTGGTCCAAGTTCCTTGTTCCGTGCTGGTATCTGTTGTAAGTTTGGATTGTTGTAACTGAAACGTCCTGTTACTGTACCACCTTGATCGGATCTAATTTGATTGATCTCTGCATGGATACGACCTTTGTGTGAATGTTTTAATATTGTATCTATAAAAGTTGTGTGTGATTTATTAATTTCTCTAGCATGTGCAATTGCTTTTGCTACAGGGTGAGTTTGGTTTTGTAACCAATTTTTAGTAAAGCTTGGTGCTTCAGTTTTTGCTGTTCGTTCATAAGGTAAGTTTAATTTATCAAATACTTCGGCTATAGATCTAGCGGCCCAGATCTGTACATCAATACCAGTTACTTTTTTAACTTCTTGTAAACATTTTTTTTCATCTGATACTAATTCTTTTTTTAATTTGTGTGCTGCATCTATATCTACACGTACACCTAAGAATCTCATATCAACAAGACATGGAAATAATTCTGTTTCAAGATTAAAGATAGATTGTACATCCTCATGTTCAATTTGTTTCTTCATCTCTTGCCATAGTTTTAGAGTCAACACTGCATCTTGCTCGGCATATTCACCAACATACATTGCAGGCAGTTTATACATCTCTGCTTTGTGATCTATGCCCCAATGCGCTGCAGTTTCCTTTAATACAGCCTCATTTTTGCCTATTCCGACGTAATCACGACCCAAACTACCTAAATCATATCGAAAGCGATTCTCGTCCACGAGAGAGCCAGCAATCATGGTATCCACGATCCTACCCTCTATTTTAAGGCCCATAGCCCTAATCCAACATACATCGTACATTGCATTGTGAAATATCTTAATTGCAGGTGTTTTTAGTACATCTGTAAACCAGTTTATGACCATGTTCTTATCCATGTTACCACCACCTTCATGTGCGATAGGATAATATCCGGACCAACCTTCTACAGCAACAGCTATACCTACAACTTTACCATTACCAACAACCGAACCAGATCCTTTTGATTTTAAATCTGGGTCCTTGGTCTCTAAGTCAATAGCAATCTCATCGTACTTTGATAAGTCCGGAAAAGATTCTGGTGGTAGCCATTCTGTTTGTGGTTTAAATATAGGCTTCATGAATAGTCTCTTTCTAAAATCATTTCTAAATAATGTATTGCTTTATTTATGTCTTCTTCTTTTCCCTTCGACTGATGTCTACAGATATATTTTATAGCATTGCCCTCCGCAAAAAGCAATTTGTTTTCGTTTATAAACTCTGCGGGTTGAATTTTCATTTGTTTATAATGTTTTCCACCAACTTGATTGTCTAGTGAATCGTATGTTGCTTTTTTAAATAGTTCTTTGTTTGTCATAGATTATAAGCCTTCTTTTTTTGTGGTTGTATTATATATAAATTTTTCTCTGTTCTTGTGCATGCAACATAAAATAACCTGTGCGTATCATCTGGATCTTTTTGATAATCAATAAATGCTGCACCAGACAAGTCTGTTGTTACAACTACATTTTCTCTCTCATTACCTTTTACGCCATGTATAGTTGATATACTAATTCTAGGATTTTTATTTAAATCTTCTCCCTTTTTAATTAATTTTTTTATTTTTTTTATATCTTCATCACCTACTTCATCTAATGCTTCGTCCCATTCAGATTCTGTTTTAAGTCCATACTTCTCTTTCAAAGTATCTATGTCATAGAAACCATCTTTAATTATTGTTTTAAATAACTTTGGATCCCAATTATCTTTGGTCATTTTT